TTGCTCAATAAATTCCATACACGCCGATACGGAGATACTGCCCGCCTTTTGCATATTGGCATTCTCCATCTCATCTAAGAGCATGGCGACGTCGTCGTAATGGTCGCGCACGTTGTCGCCGCCGTCTTCGTACTCGTACTCGTACTCGTTGCCGTCCACGTACCCAATCGCCGTTTTGCCATAACCATAATTGGCGTATTTATACGCTCTGATCTCTGGTCGCTCTGTCGCTTGTTTCAATTGCTTTTTATAGCCCTTAATCGGCGTTTTGGCGGCGTTACTGCTCGCAGTCCACGCGTATGTATTGGATAACCATAAACCCGCCCAATACACGCCGCTTTTTTGGTTTACAACTGCCAGACGTCCCGCGTCATCCATCAACACAAATTTATTACTTGCGCCGATGTGATCGCCGACAATTGCCGCAAATGCTGGATGGAAAGCAAAATCAGGGTTTGCCGACAACATAGGTCGCAAATAGTCGCGTATGTAATGCCACGTGTCCGATTTTGTAGTGTCGGCGGCGTTGCCTGTACTCAAAATGCCGTTGTGCATAAGCCATAAATCAATGCCGTGATCTTTTCTATTTAAGACCTCGTAGGGATGGCAATTTTCCAAATCAGTTGCGCCGTGTGTGCGCATACGCAAGTGAAAAGCGCAATTTTTGCCTTCGATATGCGCGCGGTAAAACGAGACAAATTGAGCGGCGTTTTTAGGTAAACACTTCTCGATAATAAGAGAGCCATTTTCCACAAACATAACGCCGACGCCGTCGCCGTTGTAATCGTAAAAATCTTCGAGCCACGCATTCGATAATTTTGGCGATTGTTCCGATTGAGTGATAAGTAAACACATAATTATATTTCTCCGATTGTGGTTGTTGATACGCCGCCGAATGCCGCTGGTCGTGCCTTGTGTGTGTACGGCACTTTAAAACCCTTGTCTAACAAGTAAGCGCGCAAATGCGGCGTGTCGCGGCGATTATTTTCTAAGCAAATGTATTGCAAAAAATTCTCCGTGTTGAGTTGTTGTTGCGACGTGTCGCGCGCAAAAAACCACGTAATAAACGCAAACTCTAAACAAGCCATAATCGTTTGATATTTGAGCGTGCCCTTAAATAATCTAAATTCGATTGTTTTGTCATTCTGAAAATTCAGAGCCTCATAACGATCTTGATTGATGTTGCGCAGCTGCCGCGCCTTCGTGTCGCCGCAGCGTAACGCGTCGCGCAGCCACGTCTTATCCGCGCTTTTATCTTGGAATTTTGCGTACCCGCTCGCGTCCCGCCTCGCGATTGCTTTTACTAAAGACTGGTTGTTTGTGTCGTTGATAAAGAGAATCATTTTGGCGGCATGCAACATAGTCATGTCGGCTTTACACACGTGTACGTGTAATCCGCATGTCGTCGTATTGTGCGATTTTGCGCCGCGAAATCCGCCCTTAAAAAACGCAAGTTGCGCGGCATGCACGTCCAGACCCGTGTACGCCGTTACCAATTCAAAGCCGCGATTAAGTGAGCCGTCGCCCTCGATCAACGCGTATTGTTGCCCGTCGTCGCGCTCTCCCAATCCCTCGAGCAATTCGCCCGCCTTCTCGTTGCGTCCGTGTTCGCTATTGATCTCCATTTCCAACTCGAGACCCAACAACACGCGCGGCCGCCGCTGGTCGTATGCGCTCGCGATATGGCCAAGATGATGCCGCGACGAATGATAAGAGCCGATATGCTCTTCCTCGCGGTCGCGGTCGTCGTCGTCGTCCTCGCTGTCGTCGTAATACGAATTACGCTCACTGTAAAAATAATTGCTCACACAATCACTGCACACGGAATAGTCGTCGCGCACGTTGTAACTATCGTCGTCCGTCCCTAACACGTCGCAGTCGTAACATTTAAAAAATTGCCCGCTGAAGTGTTCGTCCAGCCAATCTACCCAATCGCTATAAGAGCCGCGCACGTCGTCGTATTCGTTAAGACCTGAGATCGCGTCGCATTCGTCGTCGCTTCTTAAAGCCTCGCGCAATACTGCCGCGAGCGCGTCCCGCCGTTGTTGCGTTTGCAGTAAGCGCGATGGTGATCGCTGGTCGCGCCAATTGCGATTGTTGCCTTCAATGTTGCGACGCATGTTGTCGCGTATGCGAGCCAGACTCGCGCCGTCCTGCCGTCCTGCCATGATGTTGTAAGCCATGTTGTATACCTCGTTTAGGAAAAGGGCAAAATTGCCCGCTTCGATCTTCTCATAAAATTGTATGTATGTATAGGTGTGTAATTACATACAGAATGACAAACACAAACAGACTGCAAACCCTTATGGTTATTGGATTACTAGAGTAATTGTCTAATTGATACCAATACAAAGGAAAAGACAAAAACGGCGTATAGCGCGTTTTAATGCGTTTTGGCGGTATAGCTCAATAGGTGAGCCGCGTGAATACATAGATCGCCTATAGTCTATATATATATAATATATAATATCTATTATATATAATGTATATAAATATATATGTATATATGTATATATGAAGTATATATATATACAGGTAATATATATATCGTATATATAGGTAATACGATATGGGGATATGGTGAGATATAACCTACACTATCTATACAGAATATATTATATATTCGTATAGGGTACGCGCCCAATATATTAATGGGCATTATCAGGGTTATGTATACGCGTATTCGTAATGGATTATATGGATAATGGGCCGGATTATCTTTCGATAATCTTCGATAATCGTTTGGATTTTTATTATGGGCTGGACACCCGAAAGGCGGAGCCCCTCTCGCAGCTCCCCCCAGAAAAAAAACGTGTTTTTGCTATAGGCTATGCAGCGTGATCGTAGAGTCCGTTAAGTTCACCGTTTGATGCGCGCAATAGAAAATGCGGCTTAACACCTTGTGTTTATTGAAGATATTGAAGGTTGTCCACATTGGCCCTGTAGCCACGCCCTCTATGTGCTTGCAATACTTTGAAAGTGCGCCAATGCCTGAGACATCTAATTTCATCTCTAGGGTGCTCATTCCCATGCCTGTAGGGTGGGTGGTAATGACGCTTTTGCCTTCATTTAATAACTTTCTAACCCGTTTATTAAAGAATTCGGGGTCATAGCTAGGCAGCTGGTTAGACAGGGGAGGGGAATTGATGATCAGGTAATCGAATGTGATTGGGATTGGCACATTGAGCGCGGGGTAATCAAATAGCAAATCATCTCGGCTTGCTATGGGACTGGCAATCTCTAGCAGATCGGAAAGGTGATCAAACCAATCCAGATGGAAGGCCACCCAGTTTTCCCGCAACGGATGGTTGTAGAAGTAGTTATCGCGCCCTATCCACGCGTTAATTGCGCCAGGCGGGATACTCAACCCTTGCAAGCTAATAGGCACACCTTCGCATAGTGGTAGCAGCTGCGCATGATGTTGCTCATTACAATGATGCGTAAACTCCAAATGGGGGTTTTCTTTGCAGACCTGGCGTAAGTAGTTCAAATGAACCAACTGATCGCCTAAGTGATATTCGTTGTATGTGTGTATCATGTTGTGTATTATTAGGTTAAACAAAGGAGTGACGATATGAGTATAGCAATAGAAAGAAATATTCCCCCACCCGACATCAAGAAGCGTAATAGTTATCCCTACAAATCCATGGATATAGGTGACAGCTTCTTTATTCCCGAAGTGAGCATTAGGACTGTGTGCAACAACAATTACCGCGCTGGTAAAACCCATGAACGCAAGTTCGTGGCCAGACGAGAAGGAAACGGTGTACGCGTATGGAGAACGGAATAATCAAATTTCATGAAGAGGACTTGTTTCTTGATGTAATGGATCAATATGTTATTTGGCGTATGAAAGACATTATTGCCTTGACAGTTGAATCAAAACAAGACGAGCAAGTCAACGCAGCTGCTAAACAAATATTGGCGTATATGACCGCCCCAGGAGATTTATGATGGAAAACGGAACTACACAGATTAGCGTATTAGATTTAATCGAGAAAGCTGGCGATGACGCCAAGAAGTCGTACATGACCCGTATCTGGGCGATGACTAAGGATCAGTTATTCCATGAAGTCATGCGCGTACAAGGCGAGAGCGCAAAACTTCTCTTGCAAGCCCAGTCAGAGATTGATCGTCTTAACCATCTTGTGAATCAAGATGACGGCGACATCAGACATTGAAAAACTCTCGAAAGAGAGGCTTTTGTACAAAGCGGAGATGCTAAAGGCGATAGTTTGCCGCACCAAGAGGCAAAAGATTGCCTTGGCGGGCGAATGGCGCGAAAAGTATAGTCCAATGACTTATGACAGCTTGATTGCTTTAGCCAAGAACCATACGGCTCGGCTCAAGGTGGCGTATTGGGATTTACCTGATTTTGAAACAAAACGATTAGGGAAACATAATTGAAAACCGCAGCCGTAGTGACAGTTACCAATGGCAAGCGCCTTTTGGAGTTGGCTAAGTGTATTGCTTCTGTAAAAGCCCAAACCTATCCTTGCCAGCACTATGTTTTGGTAGACGGAATGAACCCAGATCGTTTTCACAATGATTACGATTACTACGATAAAGATTTGCACTTTTGCTATTGGCCTAAACCGATTGGCGGCAAAGATTTAGAAGGTAGAAGGTGGCTGGCCGCCGCGCCTCACCTTATCAATGAGGATGTGACATTCTTTTGCAACGATGACGATTGGTACGAGGAAAACCATGTACAAACCATTATGGAGAAGATCGAAGAAGGGAATGACTGGGCGTACTCTTTTCGCAAGGTATTTGATAAGGAAGGCAATTTTCTTTTTCCTGATAATTGCGAAGCCCTTGGCGAAGCATCCCCCGTTTGGGTAGCCGATGGCCATCATTTTGTAGATTGGTGTATGTGGGGTATGAAAACCGATTGCTTAAAGCAAATCTCTAGCATATTCTCAAACAAGGGGTGGGGTATAGATCGTACTTTCTATAACAACGCCAAGCACATATTCCCTAAGTTCACAGGAACAGGTAGGCATACTTTTTGCTTTAGATTGGGTGGCAATGAGTATTCCGTACAAAAAGAGTTCTTTGAACAAGGTAATTTGGAAATGCTCAAACGCTTTAACGGCAAACTTCCATGGATCATCACATGAGTGACTTTAATCTAAATCACTTTTATCATTTTTGTAAGCAGTTAAAGATTGAAACCAAGGAGCAAGGTTTACGCAAATTGGACAGTCTGATGGGTAGTCAAACTTATGTCATGAATGAAATGGCAAAAGGGCTATCTGAGGGAGTTCATTTTTTTGTAATCTTAAAAGGACGGCAACTTGGAATCACTACTATTTCACTCGCACTCGATCTCTACTGGCACTTTACACACCCAGGACTACAGGGAACGCTTACAACGGACACAGAAGAAAACCGAGATATGTTCCGAAGCACCCTCGCAATGTATATGGATGGTTTACCCAAAGAGTACAAAATCCCGATCCTTACTCACAACCGAAACGCGCTGGCCCTCAAGAACCGAAGCCGTCTCTTTTATCAGGTCGCTGGGCTTAGAGCCAAAGGAAGTCTCGGTCGGGGTAAAGGTATCACCTTCCTTCATGGAACGGAGACGAGTTCTTGGGGAGACGAAGAAGGACTAGCTTCCTTGTTAGCTTCCCTTGCGGAAACCAACCCAGACCGCTTGTATACCTTTGAATCGACAGCTCGCGGTTTTAATATGTTTCACGATATGTACACCACCGCTAAACGCGCCCGCACCCAGAAAGCTATTTTCTGCGGTTGGTGGCGAAATGAGATGTATAGCCTAGATCCTAAAGGTCAGACCTACAACGTGTATTGGGATGGCAAGCTCACCGGTGAAGAAAAGGAATGGGTACGGGACATTAAAAAACTCTATGGGGTAGAGATCAATTCTCGCCAGATAGCGTGGTGGCGGTGGAAGTTGTACGAAGGTATCAAAGATGATAGCCTGATGTATCAGGAGTTTCCGCCCACCGAGGACTACGCCTTTGTAATGACGGGGCAGTCGTTCTTTTCTAATGCGAGGTGTACAGATGCCGTTAAAAGACTTAAGAAAATTTCTTTTGATTCCTATCGCTATAGTTTTGGCGTTAATTTCCAAGATACAGAAGTTCTTAAATCTACAGAAAGACTTGCCACCCTTAAAATATGGGAAGAACCTGTTGATACTGCTTACTATGTTATTGGTGCTGACCCAGCTTACGGTTCTAGCGATTGGGCTGATCGCTTTTGTATCCAAGTATTTCGGGTATATGCCGATGGACTTGAACAAGTGGCTTCATTTGCGACTTCCGAACTCAATACTTATCAGTTCGCTTGGATTATTGCTCACTTAGCGGGTGCGTACAAGAACTCCACGCTGAACTTGGAAATCAATGGTCCAGGACAAGCCGTCATCAATGAATTGCGTAACCTTAAGCGTCAAGCCGCTTCTATGGGTACGGCTTTAGGAAAAGACCTCTTAGATGTGTACGGCAATATGCAAAATTACATTTGGCGTAGGAACGATACTCTTGGAGGGGTGTCTAACTCTATTGGCTGGATGACTACGGCAGCCACCAAAGAGCGAATGCTTACTTACATGAAAGATTACTTTGAACGCGGCATGATGGACATTTGGGATATGGACACCATTGAAGAAATGAAAACCACCATTCGAGACGGCGGCTCAATTGAAGCGTCTGGCCGTAACAAAGATGATCGGGTGATTGCTGCTGCTTTAGCGTGCGCTGCTTATGCCGAACAAGTCCAGCCTAGATTGATTGCTCAAAAGATTACCCGCAACGTGTCGCGTGTACAAGACGATTTCACCCCAGAACAATTGACAGTTGGACGCAATGTATCTGACTATCTCAAAAGGATTGGTGTTTATGGTAAATGCTAGGGTATACCCCAAGTCTGAATTACGAAGAATTGTTAAAAAGTTCTTACGGGATAAGGACAGGGGTATTTCTGTCGCTTTATTTGCTGAATTGGCGGGAATCAATCAAGACCATCTACGCGATGTGTTTCTAGACGAAATCACGCCCCTTACCGAATACATCCAGCGCAGAGTGGACAAGGCTTATAAAGCATGGGTTGGCGGTGAAGTAGCCATTATGCAAAACCAAGATAACACTAAATTTGTGCAATATCGCAAGGAAGCCAAGCCCGTAATGGAACGCGGTATGGGCTTAAAACTGGAAAACGGTCAATTTAAAGTCAATTTAGGGGTCAAGCCTAAATACGATTACTCAGATTTAACACTTGACGAACAATTGAAGGGGAGATAACAATGGCAGTAGTTAACGATTATAAGTGTCCTAAACATGGATACTTCGAAAGCCGCAAGGCTCAATGTCCTATGAAGGATTGTGATGAAGAAGTTATGGTCGTATTTTTGCAAGCACCTAACCTCGTTAGTGCGAAAACTACCTTTACAGACAAAAGTACCAAGCAACTTGCCATCGAGTTCGGTATGTCAGACATCAAAACCACGCGCGAAGGCGAGCACCAACAAGGCTTCCTTACCAAAAGAAACAAGTTCACCGAAAAAGAATACGCAGACGCAGAAAAGTTCGCTACCCGTAAAAAAGGAGTTAACAAAGACAGAATCAAACCTGTGGCGCAAGAGGCAGCTCAAAAAGAATCCCGCCCAGGTGACTCGGCAATCTGGGGCGGCGGATTCCAAGGTATGAATATGCAATCCGTATTGGGTGGAATGATTAAGCCAATCAGAGATGAGCAAGTGGGCTTGACACCAGGACAAGCTGGTATTAAAACTGGTCCTGTAATTGATCCTAGCTCTACAATGAGAGACCCACAAAACTTACAGATCAAAAAATGAGAATACCTAGCGGAGAATCGAGAGAAGATTTTTATTTAGACATCATTGCAAAATGTATGGTGTCAAGAGAAGAAAGACGCGGAGACTATACGACTTTGCGATCTTTCTATCTTTTTGGTAATGATCCAGAATCCCCGCCAGCGTATTTCAACAAGATTCATCCGCATTTAGATCAGCTTACTAGCTTTTTATATTCCGCAGAAACCACCCGATTTTCGATTGCATTGGGCGCGGCGGTTAACCAAATGGAACACCGTAAGACCCCTTCATTAACCCAAGCGTTAAATGATGAGTGGCTAAACTCCAATGCCGACCAAGTATTCTCTACCGCATTAACTTGGTCATTGGTTTACAACAGTACCTTTATCAAGCTGGTGTACAACAACGGTATTCATCCTTACATGATTGAACCTTCCGCAATTGGTGTGCTGCGGGAGGACACGCCCTATACAGACAGGCAAGAGGCCATAGTTCAAACCTACTACATGACCAAATCGGAACTCTACGCCCGTCTGTATTCCCATCCTAAGAGAGATGCTATTGTTTCACGCGTCAGCACAGGAACAAAAGTATCCGAGTCAGACATCCCAGAAGCGGTCAACCGCATTGTGATGAGTCAGACCAACCCAACCATCTACGGTAATGTGAACTTAGATTTATACGGTATGAACCGTTATAAGTCCCGTGTAGCCGAAGAAACTATTGAAATGACCGAGCTTTGGGTGTGGAATGATGACACCGAGGACTATCAAGTAGTTACTATGGCCGCGCCCGATGTGATTGTGTATGACCGACCAGGCGAATCTTTATTCCTTAAAGGTGAATGTCCTTTTATTCAGATTTGTCCTAATCCTTTATACGATTACTATTGGGGTGCATCCGAGTGTCAACAATTGATCTTGCTTCAGCAGCTGCGTAACACTCGCATGACCGAGATTCTTGACCTTCTTAGCAAGCAAGTATCTCCACCAACCACTTTTAGCGGCTTCTCAGGTATCACAGACGAGAAATACTTTGCTATGCAACGTGCTGGCTCAATGATTGCTACCGATATGCCAGGAGCAAAGGTAGATCGCCTTGCGCCAGAGATGCCACCTGACTTATTTGAAGTAATCCACGAAATTGATGCGATGTTTGCCGAAGTATCGGGCATTTCCAATGTGTTGAGCGGTAAAGGAGAAGCTGGAGTCAGATCGACTGGCCATGCAAGCCAATTAGCCCGTCTTGGAAGCTCACGCGCGAAAAAACGCGCTTTAATTGTAGAAGATAGCTTAGAAAAGGTCGCTACCTTGTATTTGAAGCTCATTCAATCGTATGACCCAACGCATTTTAACGACACAGAAGATATGCCGTTTATTGCCGAACAATTTACTAAAGATTACGTGGTAAAAGTAGATGCTCACTCTAACAGCCCAATTTTTACAGAAGATTTGAAACAATTGGCATTTAATTTATTTAAAGCAAAAGCCATTGATGCGGAATCTTTGCTTGACTTAACAGAACCACCGATGAAACAATTATTGAAAGATAAATTAAAGCAACGGGAAAAGCAGCAAGCATCGCAACCGCAAGCTGCGCCTGAGGCTAAACCGAAAAAAGAACCGAAAGGCGAATAATGGCAACAGGTAATGTACAGCCCAAAGCTGACCAACCCAGAGTTACTACCGAAAATTTAAAACGGAGTGACACAAGCCCTAATTTGCAATATCGTACTCAAGGTATAAAAAGTTTTGACAGAAGTTCAAAAACGCGTAATTATGGTCGTACAGTTAGGGGATAGTTCACTTAGGAGATTTAAATGCGCAAGTCACATAAAAAATCACGCAAGTCACGGAGATAAATTTTCTCGTTCCTTCACACGATGAGGAAAAGGGTTATGGCTGCCTTACCCTATAAATAGGTGGCCGCCTGCGTATAGGAGATTTAAATGCGTAAAGGTCGTAAAGGTCGTAAAGGTCGCAAGTAATCCGCAAGGATTCTAGCGATTGACCGCTAAACCTCCCTATGGGGGGAGGGAATAGAAAATAATGCCCCCCACTTGACTTTTGATAGTTTATGATTAACCTAGCGTTAATTTTGATAGGAATAGTTTATGGGCGTACCATCAGACCAGTTGATGCAAATGATTAAATCCCAACGGGATGGTGCAACACCCGCTGGCGCAGCACCTATGCCTGATAACCCATCCGTGGGTATGTCAGACACTTCAGCCCCACCAATGGGCTCTCCAATGTCCACTCCAGAACCAAAAATGGGAAATCGCGAAGCCGCGATGATTAACATTTCAATGGCGATGGATTTATTGGAACAAACTTTACCAGCCCTTGGAAGCGAATCTCCAGAGGGTCAAAAAGTATTATCTGCACTTCGTACTATGACAACAGTCATCGGGCCTAAGAAAGCTAAGACCAACGAATTGCAGCCAAACGAAATTATGCAAATGCTTCAAACATTACCCCAAGCTGGCGGTGCTACAGCAGAAGGCAAAGCAATGGCTCAAGCACCAACAATCCCAGGTATGTCTGCCCAAGTGCCTCCACCAGCCCCTCCAGGCGGCGGTGGAATGCCTCCTGGTGCTGGCGCACCTTCTTTAACTCCACAAATGTAAGGAATTACTATGGAACTGTTTAAACCACGCGGCTCACAAAGCCCACGCAGACCAACTGATAACAATCAGAAAAACGGCCAAGTTATCAATACTCCACGCTATTCAGAGTTTGGTGGCTTAACTGGTGCAACTAAAGCTGGCTACAAGAACATGATGTCTATGTCTAAGCCAGGCGATACCAAAAAAGTCATCTAACGAATAAGGGGATAGAAGATGAGTTTAGAAGATCTTTCACTAGAACAGCGTGATGAATTAGCTATGTTGGCTCGCCAATTAGCTGATAATCCTGCTACACGCAAACAGTTTTTACGCATGACAAAACAGGTTAAACCTGAAATGTCAATTCCTGAACTCGATATGGAGGACTTTACTAATACTAAAGTTTCTGCTGCCGAAGAACGGGTAATGGGCTTAGAAGCTAAATTGCGTGAAAGAGATGCCAGAGAAGAATTGCAAAAGCGTAGAGATAGCTTAATCAAAAAAGGTTTGGCTCGTAATGAATCAGACATT